GTTATTGCAATATCCCAAGCATCTGCTGATGCGCACAATAGAAATAGTATTTCATTTGATCAAATGGAAAACTCTAAAACTGGTAAAGCTGCTGAAGCTGATTTAATTATTGGTATAGGTAGAAACTCTAACAGTGATTTAGAAAATAAAATAAGAACATTATGTATAAGTAAAAATAAAATAAATGGCTATCATGGTGAGCCTGTGTGTACCATTAGAAGGAGTATAAGTAGATATGAAGTCTAAAATAAAACCATCAAGAGTATTAGAAATAGGTAATATATTTCAAAGGTTTATGAATAAACATAAAAATTTAGAGTGTGTGGGATCAGGTTTTCATATTAATAGTTCAATGGAATTTGAACGTGATCTTGAAATAAATTATAAAGGTAAAGAATACATTATTACAATAGCAGAAGTAGAAAGGAACCTATGATTACAACAGTAGACGTAGAAACATCGTGGCAAAAAACAGATACGGGTGGTTATGACCCATCACCTTTTCATCCAGATAATATATTAGTTAGTGTAGGTATTAATGATGAATACTATTTTACAAATCATAGTGAAAGAGTTGATGAGGGTTGTTACCATAAAATACAATCTATACTAGATAAAACAACTTTACTTATAGGTCACAATATTAAATTTGATTTAATGTGGTTATTAGAATCTGGATTTAAATATACAGGTAGAGTTTATGATACTATGTTAGGGGAGTATATACTTAATAGAGGTATAAGAAAAAGTTTAACACTTGAGATGTCTTGTCGTAGAAGAAAAATAGGATCTAAAGATAGTGCTATAAAAGAATGGACAGATAGAGGTATACCATTTCAAGATATACCTGCAGATGTAGTGGAAGAGTATGGTAAAATAGACGTTGCCATAACTAGAAGACTATTTGATTCACAGATGAATGATCTAAAAATGGCTAAAAATAAGGGTTTATTGATGACTCTGAAGATGATGAATGAGTTTTTAGTTGTGCTATCTGATATGGAAAGAAATGGAATTAATATTAACTTAGAAGAATTACATAGTGTAGAAAAAGAATATCGTGCAGAGTTTGCATACTTAAAACAAAAGATAGATAAGATAGTATATAAACAAATGGGTGATACAAAAATAAATTTATCTAGTCCAGAACAATTGTCTTGGTTAATATATTCTAAAAAACCAAAAGATAAAAAAGAGTGGGCTAAAATATTTAATGTAGGTATAGATAAAAGCACTGGTAAAAATAAAAGAAGACCACAATATTCAAGACAACAGTTTAGGAATCTAGTTTCAGATAATACAGAAGTTATACATAAAACTGTTGCGCAACAATGCCATACATGCAAAGGTAAAGGTGTTATAAAAAAATTAAAAAAAGATGGTAGTCCGTATAAAAATTATACTAAATGTCCTGACTGTGATGGTGATGGTTATTTATATACACCTATGGCAAAGATTGCAGGATTTAGACAAGTGCCTAGAAGTGTATATGATATAGCAGAGTCTGGATTTAGAACAGATAGAATAACATTAAATAAAATAGCAGCAGAAGCAGAGGGTGAGTTTAAAGATTTTATTGATGCAATAGTTAGGCACAATGCAGTTGATACATATTTAAATACTTTTGTAGAAGGATTAAAAAATTTTACAAACGAAAAAGGATTCTTACATCCTAAATTTATGCAAGCTATTACTGCAACTGGTAGACTATCTAGTCGTGATCCTAATTTTCAAAATCAACCAAGAGGTAAAACATTTCCTATTAGAAAAGTTGTTACGTCTAGATTTAAAGATGGTATGATATTAGAAGTAGACTTTGCACAATTAGAATTTAGAACTGCAGTATTTCTTTCACAAGATAAACAAGGTATGGAAGACATAAAAAATAAAATAGATGTTCATCAATACACTGCTGACATCATAGGTGTATCAAGGCAAGATGCAAAGGCACATACATTTAAACCTTTGTATGGTGGTGTAACTGGCACGGAAGATGAAAAAAGATACTATACTAAATTTTTAGAAAAATATAAAGATATAAAAGTTTGGCATGAACAATTACAAAGTGAAGCTATTAGATTTAAAAGAATTAAATTACCAACTGGTAGAGAGTATGCGTTTCCATATGCAGAAAGAACACCATGGGGTGGATCCACATATGGCACACAAATAAAAAATTATCCTGTTCAAGGTTTTGCAACAGCAGATATTGTACCACTTGCTTGTATAAATATATATAAACTTATGCAAGAACAAAAGGTAAAAAGTTTACTTGTAAATACAGTTCACGATTCTATCGTAGCTGATATTTATCCTGGAGAAGAAGATGTGATGAGTAAAATATTTAAACAGGGCACAGCAGATGTAATACCTGCACTTAAACAGTATTACAATATTGATTTTAATGTTCCACTTGACACAGAACTTAAAATAGGATATGATTGGTTAAATATGAAGGAGGTATCATGACCAAAGAAATAGAAGCACTTGAAACATTAGATGAATATTCTGATGAGCAGTACTCTGCTTTCTTAGAATACACTGCACTAAAAGATCAATGTATTATAGAACCAACTACATTGTATATAGATAATGACCATGAGTTTTTTTCAGAGTGGAAATACTTTGCACAGTCTGATGGTTTAGATATACAAATAATAAATGGAGAGACTAGAATATGCTAGCAGGTATTATGTTTTTTTTTATTGTATGGTTATTAATAGGTTTTTTTATAGATGAAATATTTTAAAATAACCCTTGACTTTTATCTAAAAATGTGGTATAAGACAACAACTAAATGGAGGACAAATGTCTGATAATAACTTAGTAAATATAAAAGGAATGTCTGATGAGCAAATTATGCAAGCAATCGGACAAGATGATGGTTCTAATTTAGGTAGTAATATACCAAGATTAGCAATCAATCGAACACCAGAAGATGATGATGGTAATCAATTACCAGTTGGTCACTTCTATACTTACGACTCTAACATAGGTCAAAATGTTTTTGGTAAACCAGTTACATTAAGACCATTTATAAGTGCTATGCAATACATGCACTACGATGCAGAGAAAGGTGAGTACATAAATAGATCTATTATATTCAAAAGCTGGAAAGAAGAGGCTATTGATATATTAGGTGGAACAAGATGTGGTAAGATACCTTTTAAAGAAAGGTCAACTCTTACTCCAGAGGAGCTAGAAAGGCAAAGAACTATACGATGTTACAAACTTGTCTATGGTTTATTATCTTTTAAAGATGGTAAAACTGCACAAGGTAATGCACATAGTGTAGAAAATTTACCTGTTCTATATAGAGTAACTGGCACAGCTTTCTCACCTGTGAGTGCTGCTTTAGATCAATTAAAGAAGAGAAAGAAACTTATGTTTAATTGTACTTTTTCTCTTGATACTAAAAGACAAAAAAAAGGTGGTAATGTTTTTTACATACCAGAGATAGGAGTAAATGCAGATACTAATTTACAATTATCTGATACTGATATGGAAACATTAAAAGTGTTTCAAGAATCTATTGACACTGAAAATACAGAGGTTGTAGAATCGTATAACAGTGCGAAGACAAAACGAGCAAATGGTTCTGATAAGGTAGATGCCCAGATCGTTGAAGATGTGGATGAAGAACTCCCAGAACAAGTGCTGTCTAAATAATGAATAGTATATTATTAAAAGTACAGCAGTATCTAGACTCGGTGTCTAAAGGTCCTGTGAAACTAGACAAACGGTTAGTGCAGGAGTTTGGTGAGGCGTGTAAAAACGCCTTACTAAAACAGTTTGAAGAAGAAAGAAGAGATAAGTTTGAGCTAAGAATGTCTAATGTTGGCAGGCCATTATGCCAATTGCAAATGGAAGCTAAAGGTATAAAAGGTGAAGGCCAACCATATAATGTAAGAATGAGAAATACATTTGGTGATTTGATAGAGGCATTAGCATTATTTATAATGAAATCAGCAGGAGTAAATATTAAGAATGAACAAAAAAAAGTTGAGTATAAATTTGATAAATACAAAATTGAAGGTAGACAAGATGTTGAGATTGATGAAAAAATTTGGGATATTAAAAGTGCATCACCATATTCTTTTGAGAAAAAGTTTGGAGAGGCAGGTGGATTTAACGAAGTTATTCGTGATGATTCCTTTGGCTATGCGTCACAAGGTTTTTTATATGGAGAAAGTCAGAATAAAAAGTTTGGTGGCTGGATAGCTATTAATAAATCTACTGGTGAATGGACTGTGTGCGAAACTCCTGCATCTGTAGAAGAACATAAACGTAATGCAATTAAAACTGCTGAAAATAATATTAAAGCTATTGATAATAAAGTAGAGTTTAAAAGATGCTATGATGATATGGCAGAAACATTTAGAAGTAAACCTACTGGTAATAGAGTTTTGGGCTTTGTATGTTCATATTGCCCATACAAACTTCCTTGTTGGGGAAGAGATAAGTTGCAGTTGTTACCACAACAGCAATCTAAAGGTAAGAACCCTAAATGGGTTTGGTACACTGAAGTCAAAAATCCTAAAAAGGATGAGACTATGGAGGCTGGTGGAGAGTAGTTTGAGGGGTCTATTCTTCACCGACTCTAACTATGTTATACTTTGTAATATATAAACAAAAAAAGGATAAGGACTATAGAATGTTTACAAACATAATATTCAGTAAAGAAGAAGAGGCACAAGAGTTTGCTAAAAAAAGTAAAAAAAGAAATTACGAATATAAAGTAATAGAATATAATAAAGAAAATTATGATAGGTATTGGCACTAATGAAAAAAACTAAAATGAGTTATGTAAATTCTGTTAAGGTAATAGTAAGTCCTTGGCAAAAAGGTTTTCACTGTGGTATAATTATGGATAGTAAATCTAAAATGACTACAGAAGAATATGAATTATGTTCTACTATAGCTAGAGGCATGATAAAGATGGCAACTTCTGACCCCCATTCAACGTTTCTATGGGGACTCCGTGGTTATGCTGAAGATAAAAAGAAAAGTGGCAAAGATTTAACAATAAGTTCTGTGGCAGAATTTGATGATGAGTCTAATGTTATTGATTTTCTTGAGTACTTAAAAATGAAACGAGATAAGGAGTTAAACTAATGGCAACGCACTTAGTTATAGGTGACCCTCATTGTACACCTAAAGCAAGCAATGAAAGATTTCTGTGGGCAGGTAGATTAGCAGCAGATTATA